ACGCGACGCCGTTGACGATGGCAGAACGTGAGCGGGCGCAGAAAATGCCAGGCGGCGACGATGCGAATGGCTTTGCATTGAACCTGCTGGTCACCAAAGCAACGGATGAGGCAGGGCAGCGCCTTTTTCAGGTCGGTGAAATCGCTGAACTTAAAAACGACGTGCTTGATTCTGACCTTCAAGCCATGATGCTCGCAATCATCACTAACCCTGAAGAGCAGAAAGATACCGACATGAAAAGCGGTAAAGGCTGAGCTAAAGAAAGACAACCTGCTATTGCTGCAGCTTGGTGTGGCGAAAGAGCTGGGCTATTCATTGGCTCGGCTCAATGCTGAGGTAACAATGGAGGAGCTGATGATATGGTCCGCTTATTTTGATTTGACAAACGAAGAACAAGAACGCCGCATGAAACGACGCCGGTAGACTGGCTTTAACGCAAGGGCTTAGCCGTGTCTGTCGTCGCCAACGTTGCAATCAATGTTGACAGCCGTGGCGCTACGCAGAAACTGCGTGAGGTTCAAAATCAGGCGACAGCCGCCCAAAGAGCCGCTGAATCGCTAAGCAAAACAAACGACGTTCTTGCGACTTCATTTACGAAATCAGGCAAACAAATACAAACCGCAGCCAATGGTATGCGGTATTTTGTTGACGCTACGGGCCGGGCACGAAAGGAAAACGGACAATTTGTAACCACTGCAGAAGCGGCTGCCGCAGGACTGAAAAAACAAGAACAAGCCGCAAATGGATTAAGCAATGCGGTTGGTGGATTGGTTAAAGCATTTATTGCCGCTCAAGCGATTAAGTTTGTTTTTGGCCAAGCTGCGGAAATCCAAACTCAAACTAGAAGCTTGGAGGTGCTTACTGGTAGTGCTTCAAAAGCAACGCAAATTGTCAAAGAACTTCAGGATCTTGGCGCTGTAACACCGTTCACCAGCTCCGAGTTAATTGATGCAGCCAAGCGCCTTCAAGCTTTTGGGGTTGAGACAAATAAGGTTGTAGACACTACGCGGCGGCTTGCTGATGTAAGTGGCGCCACTGGAGCAGAATTGCAGGGACTTGTTACTGCCTACGGCCAAGTTCAAGCTAAAGGAAGACTACAAGGTGAAGAACTGCTGCAATTCCAAGAGCGCGGCGTTGCCCTGCAAAAAGTTCTCAAAGAAGAGTACAAACTTAGTGGGCAAGAATTTCAGGATGCGCTTGAGAAAGGCCGGATTAGTGCGGAAGCAGTTGAAGCCGCAATCATTAAATTAACGGACGCAGGCGGCAAATATGCAAATGGCGCAATCGCGCAAAGCGACACGCTGAACGGCAAGCTGAGCACATTGCAAGATTCTTTTCAGCGTCTTGCTCAAAACATTGGCACCTTTTTTGAGCCGGTATTTAAGTTCTTGATTGATGGCGTCAACGCACTCCTTGAAAGATTAAATAGTGCGGCGCGTATTGGCGCCGAGGCCAGGGCTTACGAAGAGGCGAATAGACGTACAAGAACACGTTTTGGGGCATTGCGTTATGCCAACCCGTTTGATCAAGAGGTTCAGCAATACCGTCAACGGCTAACCGAGTCTTTGGTCGCCTCCGAAATGGGCGCGGGCGCAGCCGGAAGAGCGCCGACAACGGGGTCCGGTGCGGGATTGCCGCCATTGCTATCGCCTCGTGGCAAGGCCGGCGGAGATGGCAAAAAGGGATTGTCTGATGCCGAGCGAGAGGCAAAGCGTTTAGCAGAAGAACTAAAACGTTCTCTTGAAATTGGCGATCAACTTGGCACTCAATTTAGCCGTCAAGTTGTTTTGCTAGATACGGCATCCGAAACGGAACGCCAACGCCTACAAATTCAATTTGATTACGAGGATCGCGCCAAACAAATCGCGGCACTTAAAAACGCGGGGCAACGCCTAAACCTGACGACATTAAATGATGAAATTAAACGCCTAGAAACGTCAAAGCTTCAAACAGATGAGCTAAAGAAACAAATCGAGGAGTATTACAAGCTTGCCGGATTGACCGCCGGTAAAATGCTCGGCGAAGGTGCTGGGGCGTTCAAGACGGACATCAATCTTGACCCCAATAACCGTGCGGCTGAAAAGGCTGATGAGTTAAAGCGAAAATTCAATGAATTGATTGATCCGATCAATATGGCCGCGACTGGTGCGCAAAGCATTGGCGACGCTTTTGGTACTGCGTTCCAATCAATCATTACTGGCACTCAATCAACACAGCAAGCACTGGCTGGCTTCTTCAAAAGCGTTGGCGAATCGTTCATCAACATGGCGACTGAAATCATCGCTCAAATGGTGGTGATGTATTCCTTCAAGCAATTACTGGGTTTGTTTGGGGGTGGCGGAGGCGGGCTGTTCAGTGGCGCCGGCCCTGTCGCAATGCCCGGAGGCGGTGGTTTTGCAGAAGGCTTTTCTATGCCAAAGCTTTTTGCGAAAGGTGGCTTTGTCACTGGCCCTACAAACGCAGTAATAGGCGAAGGCGGCGAACCGGAATACGTCATCCCCGCCAGCAAAATGCGTGGCGCCATGAGTCGCTACTCTGCCGGCGCTCGTGGTTCTGGCGTCATCCCATCCGGCTCTGGCGATGGTGCCACCATGGGGGCCACAATGACAGCAGCCCCTATCGACGTTCGTTACACCGTGGAGCGCATCAACTCCGTGGACTACGTGACTGCCGATCAGTTCCAGGCCGGTATGCGTCAAGCCGCCAGCCAAGGTGCAGAACGCGGCCAACAGCTAGCACTACGCCGCCTGCAGCAATCACCTAGCACCCGCCGTCGCGTAGGAATCTGATGGACATTGCACTCGGCAATTATCTGCGGCTGAAAAAGCCGGACGACACCACGAACTACTACTTCCAGAACTTTTTTATTGGTGCCAACGCGGACTACGAAGGCGGCAGTTACGCCTTCCTGCCCTTCGGGTTTAGTGGCGTCAGCGTCAACCGCAGCGGCGACAACACCGAGGCCAGCCTCGTCTTCCCCAATAACGAGTTGAGCCGCGCCTGGGCATTGCCTGCCATTACAGAACGCTGGCTGGCGCGTGTCTATGTGATGGCGCTCAATCCCGACGACCGCACCACGGGCATCCTGATGCCCCAGTACAACGGGCAAATTGCCGCTGGGCAATGGGATGAAACCAGCCTGACGCTCAACCTCAACACGATCCTCGATGCCGTTGGGGCTGATGTCCCGCTGCGCCGGTTGACGCAAGGCTTGATCGGCAATATCCCAACGTCTGCCAATGTGCGACTGCGCTGATCTGGTCGGGTTGAAATACCGCCTTGGCGCGGACGGCAGCAACGGCGAGATCGACTGCATCCACCTCGTTTACACAGTGCTGGAACGCCTCGGGATGCCGGTTCCGGATTTCCGCGACGACTGGTATGACGCATCAGCGCGTGTGATCGCCCGTGATTTACTGCGATGGGGCAGAAGAGTTGACCGGGCTGAGTACGATGGGGATGTGTTGTTAGTAGCCCAGGATCCTTGGGCATTTGCCGTCGTATGGCTGCAGGGCGCCCTCTACATCAACACGGAACAGGGCAAGGTAGCCTGGTGCGCTATTCACCAGTTAAAAAGTTACCGCTGCTTCCGTATGAAAGGCAGCTAATTGATGCACTGGGTTGCAGCGAAGAGGAATATCAAAAGTTTGTATTTGAAGCAATGCTGCGTGGGGCTGTGCGCCCTGCGGCTTACGACAACATTCCAGATATTCAGGCAATTGCTCCATTAGCCGCCGCAGGTTATCTCGCAGCTACTGGTGCTGCTGCAACCAAAGCGGCCACGACCACGGCAATCGTCACCAGCCTTGCGATTGGTGTAGCACTTAGCGCGATCAGCTATCTACTGACGCCAAAACCCAAGGCGCCATCAGAAACAGAGGGTATTCGTCAACGCCAGCTACGCAGCCGCCGTGGTGGCGATCGTTTCCTTGCGACCAGCGGCTTTGACTCAATCGCCGACCTTGCCGATTACGGCAGCCCCATTCCCATCGTCTTCGGCAAATACACCGGCACCACTGGCGGGATGCTGGTTGCGCCACGACTGGTGTGGTCTCGTGCATTCAGCCTCGGCTCCCAGCAAGCCATCAAACTGCTGATGGTTGTCGGCGAACAGGGCCTAGGCGGCGGCATCGCTGTTCCTGATCTCAACGGCATCTTCCTTGGCAACGTTCCACTAGATAGCGTTTACGACCACAACTTTGCGTTTTACTGGAAGCGCAATAGCAACACAACATTTCGCGTTAAAGCACAGAACAGGCTGTACGGAACACGCGGGTCAAAGGATTCTGGCGATATTGAAACTAACGACGACATTTATCTGTGTCCGACACGTTCATCGGCAAACGATACGGGGTTCTGTCAGGCGTACACACCAAGCAGCAGCACACAGTTTGGGGTGTATTCCGCCATTCCAAACGCGACAAATTATCGCGTCAATTGGAAGGTCGTCGCTATCCCTCGGCTTGAAGGCAAGGCAAGAGATGACGCAGATAATGATCCAGGGCGTGCGTTACTGCTAGAGCGCATCAAAATTGCTGGTGATTACGGCATTGAGCCTACCGCCGATGCTGCTGGCGATCCGCGTTGGGTGGAGATTATCAAGGAAGGCCAGAAGGGTGTGGGACGAAACTATGGCCGCCGCATGGGTATTACCTCAATCAATGGCGTACCAGCCAATGCACGCACAGAAGTAAGAAAAATCAGTGTCGGCGACATTGCCCGTTTCAGCATTGAACCCGGAAAGATCCCGAAGGATAGGTACTACTTCAAGGACACCAAAAGCACGCAGGTTGACGACATCAACTCGGAGATTTTGGATGGCCAAGAGGCTGCAGATGATGCGCTACAGATAGGCGAAACCTTCATGATTGGCCGCACCAATTGGGTGGTAACCAATCGCTTGCTACCTATTTATGACGGTACAGCACGGCAGGAAATCGATCTGCGCTGCGTAGAAATCTTTGGTGCTGGTGCTGATAGTGCCTCTATCGGGCTTGTCAATCAGGAAATGATTGGCCGTGGCATCCGCAACGACGACAACGGCGCCACTGATGCACGCAACGGTCTAGGGCTTAGCGCTGGCGCAAATTTCTATCCAATCCTCCGTGTTGCTTTGGGCGTGGTGCGCAATACCCGCGCCTGCGATGTGACCGAAATCGGCATCCGCAGTCAGGTCTGGCAAAAGGCAAACGGACTTTGCAACTTCGGCTCACTGCCTAGCCCCGGTGATCTTCGCCGTGCTGAAAACAACCAAGTGTCGTTGCAAAGCGGCACGATGAATATCTACCTGCGTCGCACCACGGCGTTTTCGGTCTTTCTCCGGCCTGCTGGCACAGATGAACAGGGCAACGAATATGCGTGGGTGTCACTAGGGCAAACCTTCTGCATTAGCGGCCAAACCCCGCAAGATCAATTTAATTACATCAGGCTGACCCACCCCGAGCAGCGCCAATTTGAATATCGCTTTGTTCCAAATAGTGGCGCTGATATTGCCCGTCGCTTCCCGGACGACTTCCGTGTGCTGGTATTAGATGCCAAAAACGGCGAAACGATTGGCGGCACATACAGCACTGCATACGGCACGTTCACGCTCGCAACAGCGGGTCGCTATTCCTTATCTAAAACGATCAAATTTAACCGGCAGATGGCCACCGCTGCTCGCGTTACAGAGGAACGGATCAACGCAACCATCCCAAGCGCGATTGAAATTGATAGCTATATCCCGGACATTGAAGACGCAACAGTCACCGCTACCGCTGTTTCATTCTTTGACTGGTTGCCCGATTCGGCAAGTGTTGGCCGCGCTGGCGCTACCTATTACGAGATGTTTGGGCAGGCATCGCAATACGGCCTAGTTCGTACATACACAAGAAACGTAAATCTTGGCGATGGCCGCACCATCACGCTTGAATTTACAGGCGTGGTAAATGAAACCTACCCCCCAACCCACCCGTACTTCCCAGGCTTCCGCGCGTGGAGCTTCCAGTCGATCCGCGTTATCGAAAGCTCTGGCGGCTTCAACACATCCCAAGTCTTCAATGTCCAGATCCCGGTAACGCCCGGCAACCCTCGTGCGCAGCCCTACGGCCTGACTGTTTGCGGTGTTCGCCTGCAGGTCAACGCCACCAGCGCCAACCT